TAGAGTATCTCTGTGAGGCTGAAGCGTGGGGATTTACTCCATATGATTTAGCATCAATATCTGCTTACAATTTGGGAATGTACAAAGAGGCGTATGAAAACGCTGTAAAGGCCCTTGAATTAGGACCTGAAAAAGATAAAGAAAGACTAATAGCAAACCTATCCTTCTGCGAGGCAAAACTAAAATGACAACTAATGACTATCCAAACTGGTTTACTACCAATGGTGCTTCTCAAAACTTTGCATCTCAACTGTATAAGTTCAAAGATGTAAAAGTAGATTTTCTTCAACTAGGAGCCTACACAGGGGATGCCACCAAGTGGCTCTTTGAGAATGTTCTTACACACCCAGAATCAACTTTGACAGATGTAGATACTTGGGAAGGCTCTAACGAAGAAGAGCATAAAGAGATGAACTGGCAAAGCGTCGAGTCTGTCTATGATGAGAAAAACTCACAGTGGCTTGCTGAAGGCAGACTTGTTAAAAAGAAAATGACTACAGATGAATTTTTTGCATCCAACGACAAACAATTTGACTTTGTTTATGTAGATGCTGACCACACAGCAATGGCTGTTCTCAAGGACGGAATTCACGGATATGACTATCTAAAAGTTAATGGAATTCTTGCTTTTGATGACTACAGATGGGGCCCTCATCTACCAGTAAAAGATAGACCTCAGGCTGGTGTAGATGCTTTTAGAGTCGCTCATTGGAACAAGACATCGCTGCTAGAGGCTAATCAACAGGTTTGGTTGAAGAAGATTTCTTAGCCTTACGATTCTTCTTTAGTTTTTCCTTTTGTTGTTTAGCAAGTTTTTCTGCTCGCTCAGTCTTGTATGCTTCAACAGCATTGGCACTAGTGCGACTGCGCCAAGCAAATCCACACTCAGTACAAGTAACAATTTTTGCTGTAGTCCAACGACCAGTTGTATCTAGTTGAGCGATAGAAGTTTCTAGTTTGTTTGGTCGCGCTGTGCAGTACGGACAATTTGGGAACCTGCGTCGTCTTGTTTCTTCTCCAAGATATGAAACAGAAAGAGTTCTGCGAATTTCAACTTCATCTTTTCCTCCCCAGATTCCCCAGATTTGACGATGCTCAAGAGCCCACTGAAGGCACTGTGATCTCACAGGGCAGGAGAAGCAGAGGTTCTTAGCCGTATATTTTTGGGAGAAATCTTGGGAGAAAAAGTGGTCTATGTATGTTCTATTTTCTGGGAGAGCGCATAGGGCGTTACGTTGCCACTCTAAGTTGTTTACAGGTTTCCACACATATAGAACTCTACACTAATAGTCTATAAAACTATCGACTAAACACACTATTATTTATTTATCTATTTCAGCCCAAGTTACTGGCTGTATGTTCTCCAATATATCACCATAATCACTTTCTCCAAATTCATCACAGGCAATAAGTTCAAAATCAGCCTCTAGTACTCCAGCCCACCCACTACTAACAATTCCCTTTTCTACAGCCTTGAAAGCGTCTCCTAGGCCGTCACAAACCCCATCTCGTTGAAGGGCAGAGGCTAAAGCACGTTTGACTAACTCATTTTCAATATCAATATGATCTATCGTGTAATACACAATTGACTCTGGGTTTTGAAAAGAATAGCCAGAACCATCCCACTCAATCCATAACTCTTGTCCTGGTCTTGCGTCTTTTGCCACTAGAGTCCCTACTATTCGTCGTCTATAACATTGTCAAAATTGAACTCAAAATTCTTTGATGAATCTTCATCAAAAAAGTAAACCGTCTGTGGGTCTACTAGTGTGTATATTCCAGCAATAGTAACTGTCCCACACATACAGCAGATTTCTACAGACCCGTGATTTATAATCTCTGGGCTATCCACTCCCACTAACTTCATTAGGATACTTCCAGATTCGTTCATACTCTCTGGTTCCCAGCGGGCGTGCTCGTCTAGCCAACACATCTCGCACATTGCCATAGGTACTTGAACAGGTTCGGCTGCCATAGAACAATTCTAGTTCCTTTTAGTATCCTAGATTTGCTGCCACGCCATCAACATTTATACCTTTACGCCTTCTAATAACATTTCTTTCCTGAGGCGTAAGACCACCCCAGAAGCCAAAAGATTCGTGCTTTATGGCCCACTCAGCGCATTCAGTTGAGTGGACACACGACTTACATATTTGCTTCGCTACAGTGTAGTCTCCAACAGAGACAACAACAGACCTGTCATCTTTGTCTTCTAAGTAGAAGAACTCGACTCCAACTTCAGCGCACAACGGTTGATTAAAAGTCCAAGGCTCTTTAGCCACGAAATACCTTCCCCAAGCATTCGATTACTTATTTTTGTTTTCAAGCGCTCCTACTTCGTAGCCACAACCTGCGTAGCCAGCAATATCAATCCATGTGTCTGGTTGATATCCAGATTTAGATGCATAGCGGGCAACCTTTAGCCCAACCATCATCATTGCTACATCTTCATTGCTTATGGGGATTCCTAAAATTACAGACCAAATCTTTGCTGTTCTTTCAAAATTATCTTCTGGTGCTCCATACTGCTTATTGCGGTCACTAGAAATAATCTTTGCTGCTTCTCTGAGGGCCTCAACCCGCAGAGGATTTTGTTCTGGAACTGAACTATCTGTTGTCATCTTTTATCCTCGCTATAACTTCTACTTGGTAACTCTTACTTTTTTCTGCGTCAGTAACAGTTGTTTCATAGTTGACGTACCTTAGCGGGTCTTCAGAGTCGTTGTCTACAAATGCTGAAATCTTTTCCGTAATTGTGTTCAGTATTTCTTCCTTATTGTCAGCAAGAAAACCAAACTTGTAAGTAATAGATTTCATTGCTATACCAGTTTCTCTAAGTTTTCTGGCTTGAAGTGTGCTCCATCTATAACAGGGGTCTTTCCATCATTTGTTTTTACAATGATGTCTCCGTATCGAACACCAACAACTCTGCCTCTACGGCCATTCATTGCTGATTTTCCAGAGTCTTCATCAAAAGCGTTGTACATAACTCTGACAGTGTCAGCAACTTTAATTGCTCCCGCCTGAGCCTTTACCCACTTCTCGTTTTTATCCTCTGGCACTAAAGCATGACCTAGAGCAAGTTTTCCAAAAATATCAACAATATCTTTAGAGTTGTTTACTTTCATAGACTTGTTCTTTTCTTTAATCTGTTCCCAGACTTCTAATAATTTGAGTACAGAGTCGCCTACAGCCTTTTTAGTTTTGTTCTGAGTAAGTTGTTCTTTTACCCAGTCCATATCTGTGTCGGACATTTTTCCTCCTTTTAGGTTGTGTATGTTTTTTGGAGCAATACATTGCCCAAATTTTCCTTGACCTTAGACCAAGAAGGCAATGTTTCTATGTATAACTCTTTTTGCCGTCTTGCTAGTTCAAGTCTTTTTTCTGGCGTTAGTTCCTCTATTGCGGCAGGAAGTATTGACCACTCACTGCCTAGATGAACTGTCTGACGCCAGTCAGTAGCCACAGGGACGCCCACAAAGAGCGCCTGAGACAGGCTAGGAAGCCACCAAGGGTTTCCATCTTTGTAGACTGAGATAAGGGCTCCAATGGAGTTATCTAAGCGTTCTAAGATGTCTTCGTTTGCTTCCCACTTACTTTGTCTGTAATTTACTACAGGCTTAGTAATATTCTCAAATGTCCTCAGCGCCCATTTACTTTTTTGGCTGTCTGAGCACCAGTAGTCTCCGTCAACTAATTTAGTTCTGTAGCGTTGAATCTCTAAAAGCACAGAATCTGGAGCAACTAAAAACAACTTATTGTTGTCTATGGTTGGTATGTATTTAGAAATAACCTCTGGCTTAGACCAAGGGTAGGCAGGAATAATAGTCTTTGGCCAAGCCTCTGTGAATAACTTAGTAAGTCCAGAGAAGATATTGGCATAGTTTTCTTTTTCTAAAGCCTGATTGTATTCACGCTTTTTTGAATAAAAAGGTTTTACTAAAGATTGTGGGTTGAGGTATATCTCTCTAAGTCCAGCGTAAATTTTATGTGGGTCAGGGGTGTCTACAAATAAAGAAAGGTTGCCTAACTCCGATGCGTGTTTGATGACGGACAATGCGCCATAAATTCTGTGTGAGGTTACATTTGTTGGTGAAGAAACGCCAACTATTACTGAGTCAAACTGAGACAAATACTCTTTATCAAATGTTACTGATGGGCTATCCCAAACAACTTCACAACCCAACTCCGTGAGGGCCATATTGATAATTCCAGCAAAGGAAGGTGTTTTTTCATTGGAGTATGTAGATGCGTGTGATGCTGTACATCCAGTAAGAAATACTTTCATTGAACCTTCCTCTATTTAAGGATTATTAGGTGCTGGACTTACTTCCCCGAAAGAACAGCACCTAATAACCACATTTATTTATTTAGAACGGTGCTTGCGGTGCTGCTGCAATTGGCGCTGGAGCAGGTGCTGGCGCTGGTGCAGGAGCGGGAGCAGGTGCAGGAGCAGCGGCACTTACAGGTGCTGCTGTTGTCGGTGCAACTGCTGGATAGTAGTTCTTAATTTCGTTCTTCTTTTGTCCTTGCCAAGTACGTGTTCCTACTTGAGCACGGAAGCGACGACCAACAATAATCTGCTCAATCTGAGCATTTGATGGTTGTGGTTGTTGCATAAAGTATTCCTTTGGCAAACCAAGAGCGTGCATCTTCTTGAAGAAGATACCTAACGCTGCTTGACTGTCTGGAGATACAACGAGATTGTCCCAAACAAGACGCTTATTGTGAGCACCGCCCTCAACTTGTGCCTTGACTGCGAACATGGTTTTGCCGCTTTGTGAAACCTTTGCTGTTGCTTCAAGGACTACTAAATCGTAGTCACCATCTGGCAGAGCATCATAGGTTCCAGTTTCGCCGGCTTCCTTGATGAGATCGCTCCAATTGAGAGTACTCACTCTGTTACCTCTTTCTTAGTTGTTGTTGTTGCTGTTTGTCGTGGTCCGAAAATCATGTCTAACATTCGGTCAACTGACAAATTTTCTTGTTCAACGATAGCGCCGAGGCGTCCTTGGACACGCTCACCCGCTTCGTATTCGTTTGTACGTTCAACATACATACGTCGCACCTTCTGTGGTGCTTGCATAGGGTCGATACTTTGGTGTTGTTCCAAAGTTATAGCCCCAAGAATGTCGTAGAAGTAAGGTGCTTGAATCTGCAACTGACCTTGTAGGTAAGGACGATGACGTCCATCCTGCGAAGTCTTTGACATTGCAGTTAGCACTACTGCCTCTAGTGGATTGGTTGGATGCATAGTTAAATCGCGGAGGTCGCGTAGAAGGCCACCCATGTGGCGAAGTAATTCGCCCCACTGTTGCATCTTCATCTGCTCAGTACCAGCAATGCTGTCCATACACTTAACTTGGAGTTCAGAGATTGAGTCGATAATCAAACTCTTGAATTGGTGCTTTCCAAGTTGTAGCCATTGATAGGTTTTGATAACTGTGTCGTAGTCCCGAACTTGAACTACAACGGTGTCCCAACTTCCATCTGCGATTGGTGGTTCTTCTCGCAGTGGGTCCCAGTACTTGACAACAATAGGCAGGAATCGGTGCCCGCCCTCAACGTCAAGCATTAGGCGAGGATATGGTGCAGTTACAGCAAATGTTGATTTACCAACTTTGCTTTCGCCGTAAACCATAACCGTT